GCCACCGCCTGCATAGCCAGCACGGGCGCTCTGGTGGAGTCTATCAAGGTTCCCCGCCCCAAGTCGCTGCACCGTCTCCTTACTGAATACATATTCACCACGGTGCACCACGCCCGCCGGTTCATACTTGCCACCAGCGCCAGTGTAGCCGCCTTCGGAAAAACCGAACGCTCTGACCACGGAACCTAAAGCCCCACCGCCTTTGCCGATGTTTAACAACGATTCCGCCAATTTCATCTTGGCTAGTTCCAGTAGCAAAGCGATCACGGCATCCTTGGCCTTTACAGATCCATTCGCCACCCCAAGGAATAGATCGGTCAAACGATCCGAACCACGCTTGGCCTGATCCTCAATCGTTCCCAACTTGTCCGCTGCGGTCTCAGCCTCTTGTCCCGCCTTGGTATAGGCCAGCGCCAGTTGATCGATCTGAGTGAGTAACTCGGGCGTCATTGCCACACCAGATCGCTGCGCAGCCGAAAGCAACTCGGCCTTTGTGCGCGCCAGTTCGAGGGCGTTGGCATGGTTTCCGCGCGCGCCAGTTACCTTCGCGATTTCCTGCGCTTCCATTTGCAAGGCGGCTGTTTCACGGCTGATCGCTTCAATCTCGCGTTCAAGATCAGAGACACGCGAAGAACCGCCGCCGCCGCCACCTGTTGCCACTTTCGGCAACTCGGGTTCACCAAGCATGGCCGGTGCTGCGCGTGGCCGGGGCGTGGCAACAGGTGCGAAGACGTTGGCCGGGTCAGGTGGGAAATTAGCATCGTCGTCCATCCAGTGCGTCGCCTGTCGCGCCGGGGTAACGACGTTGGATGATCCATCTGGGTTGGCACCGGGCATCGCCGCGCGCAGTTCGCGGGCTTTGGTTGCGGCCTGTCCAAGCCGGGTGATTAGGCCGTTGATACCAGAGATGACACCGCCGAATTCTGCGGTGTCGATAGTGGCAACGTCAAGGAAGGCTGTTCGCGCTGCCTGTGCGGTGTCGTCCAACCGCGCTTCGAAGTCATCGGCGTTGATCGTGCCGCTTTCCATTTCACCGGATAGTTCACGCATGTTGACGGCAGCGGTCAAAAGGTCGTCAGCAGCCTTGTCATATCCCCATGTGCGCAACTGTGCTGCGGCCTGCATCATCTGGCCGGACAGGGTGTCGGCTTCGGTGCCCAAGCCTTCATAAGTGCGGCGCAGGGCGTGGATTTCGGCTTCGTGGGCTTTGATCGCTGCACTATCCTCTTCCAGCGCGTCAGTAACGCCGTCGCCCAGAAGGCTGCGGCCCTGATCGGCGGTGTGGAACAGGTCTTCAATATCGGTGCGCAGTGTCGCGATCTTGACTGCGGTATCAACTGCACCGACTGCGAACTCCTTGAAGAACGATCCGATACGCGTCTGTAATGCCTGAAACCGCCGGTCCAGTTCTGCGGCTTTCTGGATCAGTTCTGCATCCAGAACGGCACCGGAATCGCGGGCTGTCTGGATAGTCTGGCGCAAGGCGTCTTCACCCTGACCCAGCAGTTGCACAAACTGTTCACCACCAGAACCGCCAAACACCTCGTCGGCGATCCTGATCTGTGCGGCTTTGTCCAGACCTTCAAGCCGTCCGGTGATCTCAAGGAACAGGTCGGACGGGTCGGCCAGCTTGGCTTTGAGTTCCGTTGCGCTGTATCCCAAACGCTTAAACGCGTCGGCGGCGCTACCTTGACCGGTGATAACGAATTCATCCGCGCGCAAGGAAAGCTCTTTCAAGCCGTCGATCAGGGCATCAACACCCACGCGGTTCTGATCGCCCAGAAACTTCAACTCCTGAAACCGCTCAACGCTCACGCCAGCGCGTGCTGCGGCGTCTCCGATCTCTGCTGTTTCCCGCACGATACCGCGCATACGTCCAGCAAGGGCATCTAGCGCACCGATGGTCACTGCACCGGCCAGACCACCAGCCAGACCGGGGCCAAGCCTCTTGAACATAGCAAGGGCGCTGTCACCGGCCTTGCCATAACTGTCGCGCATACGCTCGGCAGACTGGCGCGCGCGGCGCTCCATCTGTGTTGATGCGCCTTTCTGTGCCGCGTTGGCGCGCTTCAGACCTTTTTCGAGCTTGTCGATACGGGCTTCAATCGGGACGATCAGGCCGGGTAGTTCAGTCATTTCATATCCTCAGAATACGAACAGTTCGGCGTCGTCGCCGGAATACTGTGATTTGTTTGTTTCTCCGGCGCTGGCACGGTGAACGGCCATTGCGCATGCAACTGCCCCGTCGATCCGGTCTGTTTTCTTGCCTTTGTGCATGCGCGTCAGGCCGCTCTCAGAACGTGACGCGACAACGCTATCGAAGTGGTGGCGCAATACAGGGTGGCCGTTCTGGCGGATCATCTCGCCATTCACGGTGCGCTCAAGATCGCCAATCGCTACGCCCATGTTCAGTGGTGTTTGGCGCAGTTCCACTACCGGCAAGCCGTCATCGTGCAAGTCCTGCATCATCCGCCGGGCAAGGTGCGGATCGAACGCGATCTCCTGAACGTCGAAGGTGCCACTTAACTCGCGCAAGTGATCTTCGACGATCTCTGCATCGATGATCGGGCCGGGTGTGGCGGTAATCAAACCCTGATCGGCCCATTCCTGATACGGGACGCCATCGCGCTCAGAGCGGCCCTTGAGGTCATCGCCGGGAATGAAGAACCACGGCTTGACGCTGATTTGTCCATCATCATGTAACCATGCCGCCACAACGGCGCAGGTGTCGCCACTCAGGGCCATATCGACGCCAATCCAACAGGGCAGCGACTCAAGGTCGGCGTCGTCATCGTCAAACTGACGCGCGTCCCATGTGTCCATATCGAATAGCGGATCGCGGCTGTTCGCTTGCCACATATTCAGGTTGAATTGCTGAAAGGCGTATTTCTCAGCGGGCCGGTGTTCAGCCTCTTTTGCTAATGCGCGCAGGCCAGACAGTGACGGGAAACCATGTTTCAAGCCGGGGTTGGCTTTTAGCCAGGTGTTTTCATCCTGCCAATCGTCGTCAGGTTCGGCGGCAAACAAGATCGACAAATACTCGGGGTTATCGATCTCACCAAGGGCAACGCGGCGAGCATAATCGTATTGCTCAGCGGCCAATGTCTCGGCACCACGTCCGGCTGTTGTGGCGATGACGATCAAGCTATCGTCGATCTTGGCCGTTCCTGATTTCAGCGCTTCCCACAGATCGCGACCTTTCCAAGCATGGATTTCGTCGATCAAGGTGAACGAGGGTGTCAGGCCATGTGCTGCGCCTCCATCGCTGGCAATCGCGGTCAACGTCGATCCATTGCCGGGATATGTGATCTGCTTTTTGCTGTTGAAAGCGTCCCTGATCGACGTTGCCGCGATCAGCCGCTTATCCTCGCGCACGATGTTGGCCGCTTCTTTGAAGCCAATGCTCGCTTGTTCACGATCACACGCGGCAAAGATGATTTGACCAGCGGGGCGTTTCTCGGGACCGAACAGGTGCAAGAGCGACAAGGCTGCGGCTAGGCTGGTCTTGCGGTTGCCACGCGGTAACAGCATGAAAACGGTCTTCACGATGCGCGTTCCGTCTGCATGGCGCGGTCCATAGATGCGCCGCACGATACGTTCCTGCCAGTCATAGAGTTGGAACGCCCGGTTCGGTGCCGTGCTGTTTGGATGGCGCAGGCGGCGCAGAAACTCGACAGCGCGCTCGCCATGGCCCGCCGGATCAGGAATATCCGAACCGTCATACATCCAATCTGGAAACGCGCTGGCCTTACTCATGCGTCTAGCGGGTTGTCGTCGTCATCACCGACAGGTTTCGCATTGCCGATGCGCGCACGGCTGGTCGGTGTCAGGCCGTATTCAGCGGCCAACTGGCGCGCAGTTTGTGCTGCACGGTTCAACACCCCGAACAGACGCACATCGATTGCACCGCCAGCAGCAGCGCGCTCTTCTTCAATCTGGCGGACGATCCCAGCGCATGTGCAGTAATGCTCCACGCCTGCCAGATCCGCACGGGTGATAATTCTGCGAGCGATCAATTGGGGCATGATCCTGCGCCATTCCACCTTGGCCTGTGCCGACAAATGCTTCGGCGCGACTGGTGCGCGTGTCAGAGCGTCATCGTCTGCACTCAGGGTCGGCTTCACGCCACGGCTATGAACGCTCACCCTGCACCGCCTTTGACGCGCAACTCTAGACCACGCCTGCGGCCCAACTCGACAATCCGGTTAAGGTCATGGGCTGCGCCGTTGTAGATCACGCGGTCAGCGGTTGTGATGCCTGCCAGATACCGAATACGAAACACGATGTTACCTTGCTCAGCAGCGCCATAGCCGGACAGGTATTCGTCGGTTGATTGCTGCACGATTTCAGCGCGCACGGTTGCAACATCAGCCCAAGTCTTTGTGACCGCGCCGGACGGCAGCACTGTTTCTGTCTGGCGCTGAATGATGATCTGCCGATCAAGTTTGCCGCTGTTGATCACGCCTGCCACCGAACGGCTGCTTCAACCGTGCCAACGCCATGCGAGTAAGCGAGCTCCGGGTCAGGATCGCGCATGTAGCGAAAACTTGGCCGGGTGTATTCGGTCACGTCTGCAATCGGCAAAGGGCTATCCCAAAGCGCCAGTGTCACCGCGCCACCGATCTGGCGGGCCATATCTGCCCCGTCTTCAATCGCCCAGATATGCAGGTCGATAAAGACGCGCGTAAGGTATCCATCACCGGACGTGCGCCCAAGGTGGATGGTTTGCGGGTTCGCAAGGATGATGCAGGGCGTCTTATCAGGGCGCGTAGTGCCTGCGCGAACATGATTGGGATGCACAAGGGCGGTCACTGCCGGGTGATCCAGCAACGCGGCCCTGATCGCGGTCTGCAATGTGACGCTCGGGTCAATCATGCCTTGTCCTGTCCTGCGTTCTTGATCGCCTTACGGATCGCCGCCGTGATGCGCCGCTGCGCCTTCGGCTTGGCGATCCGAAAACCGGGCAGCATGAACGGCTGGGCTTCATGATGTGCCGTTCCAAACTCTTGCAGGTGGCCGTGGCGAACGTCTGTATTCCCAA